TGTTTTCTAATTGCACATCCACCGTGATTGTAGATGTCAGGATGTTAGCCACGTTCAGGCCGATGATGGTTGTTTCTGTAGCGGCGGGGCAGGTGTAGATTGTAGCCGGACTCGTACCTACTGCTGTGTCTGTGACTGTCTTAAACGAGTTCGCCATGTCTTTATCCTAACGCAATTGCAAAAGCCAGCGCTTGCGGGTCCTGTTCTGTAAAGTTTACAGCAGTGCCGCTGGCATCATTATATATCATCTTCTCTGCTGGCATAGTACAGAATACCGTGCGTGTACCTGCGCCCCAGTTAATCTTACCATCACCGAATGTAAGCGCGGTATCATCCGCGAGTGTAACAGCCGTATTCAGTACGATGGCGCTTTGAGTAGTTACAGTAGCTACTGTGACCACTCCACTGATGCCCGTGCCTCTAACACGCATGCCAACAGCAATAGTCCCGCTGTTGCCGTCTAGCGTCACATTCGCAGAAGCCGTCACAGCACCGTTAACGTCTGCCGTAGCTGTTGTGCCGGTGCTTTCCAAAATAGTGTCTCTGGAGAGCGTTGTGCCTGACGCCGTGTATGTCCCAATACCAACCTCAAAGTCCGTGCCGTCTGTGCATGAATAGTAGGTGGTGTTGCCATTACCTATTTCAGCAAACGAATCAAATCCAGCAAAGGCACCAGCAAGAGTTAACGTGCCAGTGCCTGTCGTGGTTGTCGTTTCTTTTACACGGTCCTTGATTACTAGGGCCATTACTTCAACTCAATGCTTAGATTACCCGCGTTGATACGGAAGATATCGCCAGCCGCCACAGACTTACTTGCGTCAAGTGCGCCAACGAACAAGAGGTTAGAGCCATCGAAGGTCAGTACAGCATCGTCCGTAAGCGACACTGCGGTATCCAACGCAATGCTAGTCTGGCTTGTGACTGTTGCTACACGAACCACGCCGCTCGTTGCACCAGTGATGCCTGCACCTGTAACGATGTCGCCAACAGCGACTGTACCTACGTTGCCGTCCAGAGTAACAGCCGTTGAGGATGACGTTGCACCGTTCACATTTGCTGTGGCAATGTCTGCGTCTGCGACAAAGGCATGCGTTATTGTATAGCTGGCGGCGGTTCCCGCTGCGGCAGGAAATTCTATGTTGTTATCGTTAATCACGCGTTGTGCGTCAGAGATAACAGTGTCGCCTGCTGTATGGGCATAGTCAGTTGTGCTTGAGTTACCGCGACCACCACCTGTCAGGGTGTTTGTGCCATCAAAGTTAAGCGCCACATCATTAGCCACAGTAATTGCAGTGTCTAGCACAAGAGTGTTTTGGTTTGTAACTGTCGCCACACGAACTGTGCCACTAATGCCTGTACCTGTCACAACCATGCCAACTGCGATTGTTCCAGAGTTACCATCAACAACCAATGCAGTGGATGATGATAGTGCGCCGTTTACATCAGCAGTGGCGGTGCTGCCCTTGCCTGTGTATGAGATCAACTCATCATCAATCTGAATTGTGCCAGATGTAGGAAATGCTTCCGCATCTACCAGATGGATTTCTGTAGCTGCCTGCGCTAAGTTCACCCCAAGAGTGGTGGTTGACTGCTTCCAGTTAGCGGCTGTTACTTGTTTACGAGTGTAGTTGGCATCGTCTGTGTCAACCTGAACTTCGGTCAAGTTGCCTTTTTCAGCGGCGCTAACTGCTGTTGCCAGCCCAACGTAAATGCTGTTGCCGGGCGAAGCAAAAGAAAGAGAGTCGTTCTTGAATATGTAATCCAGAACCCTTCTTTCTAGGTAGGTGGTTGCTGCGTTTGATGTTGCCATCGTTCTTTACTCCTAGTTAAGTGCGTGGCCTATCAGGTAGACCTCTCCTGTAGGCATCGCTATTCTCTCTAGCTTCAGCCAAATCCTTCAACCGTTGTATTTCCTGCGCGAACCGCTGCTCATAAAGCTGCATCATATCCGCTTCGCCTTTCATGTAAGTATACGCTTCTACCAGAGAACCGTAAAGTAACACGTTTGGCGCGTTATCACTAAGCCAGCTTTTCTCGGTGTCGAGACCAGCAGTGATGCTTGCAGGGCGGTAATAATAATGTAGTTCGACATCATAGGCTAGGTTTGGTGTCGGCCCTAATATGAAGTTGTCTACGTCAAAAAGGCTGTAATACTGCGGGGTGGCAGTAGCGCCGTAGTCGAGCGAATAACGCTGCACAAAGTTCACGTCTTTAAACTGAAGAAACTCTTCATAATTTGCTGTGGTGATCTGCAAAGAAAACGGGGCCAGATAGTCAACTGGGACGTTTAAGTACGGATCGCCAATTGTGAGTGTTGATACAGCATTCTTGCGGAACAGTTCCAAATCAACAAGCGTGAAGATCCGGTCTTCACAGCTACGAATAAACACAGGCAGATTGTTCACGAAAGATGTTTCCGTGTTTTCCGCAAAGTCCTGAATAGCTGTCTTCAGTTCGCCGTATGTAAAACTCATTTATACCACCAATGTCACGGGGCCAGCCGTAGCGCGTCCGCCACCGCCCCGTATATTTCCTACTGTAGCAGTATCTGTTACAGTAATAGTGTAAGTATTAACATCAACCACGGTAATTGTATAGCCAACAGCAGCTTCTAGTGTAGCTTCTGCAATACCGTCGAATGCTTCTGCGGCTCTAAAACGAACTGTATCACCAGTTGTTCTGCCGTGTGCAGTCTCTACTACAGTAACCGTAGAAGAACCTAACGCACCTGTAAGGAACGGGTTCAACGGCAGTAACCGCTCAACCGCGTTCTCAGTGCGTTGATCTGGACGTGGCTGATGTAGCGCCTGTGGATCCGGCCCCGGACGTATCGGCTCTAGCTGTGGGTGCTTTGACTCGTACTCATCCGGCCCGACCTTTGCGCCATTCCACTCAGTAACCATCTCAGCCAGACGATACCGGAAGCCTGACCTGTCTGAATAACCCCAAGCTTTTTTACCTGAAGCATATCGCGCCATTAGTTAACTCTCAAATACTGAATATTGGGCTGTAGTTTTAAAGACACCCGATCTTCATCCTCATCAGCCGCCCGTTGGAACTCTTCTTCGTACATAGACTTCAGCAACTGCACACGTTCTGGTGCCTTCTTTACAGACAAGTAGTACGCTAGCCCAGCAACCATGCAAGGATAGAACCGGAAAGGCACATCGTTGGTATTGGCTAATGTGTCAGCGTCTTCGATACGAGACACATAATAATACACCAAAGTATCGGTTGAGTTTTCTGGTGTGGCCCACAAGGTAATCTCTGGTATAATCTTGCGGTTATAGTAATACTGACTAGGACGACCTTCTGTCGCCTTGTTAGGCAACGTCAAGTATTCAGCGCGAGACATGCGGCTTAACTCATAGTCGATGCCGCTACGGCGAAGCACTACCTCAAGCAAATCTGTGTAATCAGCAGAAAAGGCATAGGTAGCTGTGCCTTGAGTCAAAGCCCGTGTAGCCTGCTTTACTGTCCACAGGTTGAGACCACGATTGGCCCAATCAGCAAACATTAAATTGAGAGACCGACGTGCTGTTTTAGCATCGTAGCCCGTGCGTAATTCAAGACCGCACCGCTCGTATGCTTCTTCGATAATCTCAGCTACGTCTAGCTCGAAGTTGTACGATCCTGAAGTTGCCATTTACTTCTTCCTGTGTGTGCCGCCGTAACCTTTTTTGACTACGCCTTTACCAATTAAAATGTCTTTTTGTGTAACCTTGCCGTCGCCACTTAAATCAGGGAAGTTACCCCCACCGTTTTTAAAACGAGTTCGGCTTGGGCCTTTACTGTTACGGGTGGGCATAGACATAGCGCCGCCCATAGCTTTACGAGGAGAACAATGCATTATTTTTTCCTTCTCTTTAGTGACTTAACGCGACGTGGTTTACCTGCTGGCTGACCAAGACGCTTCTTCTGTGATATTCTACTACGTTTTTCAGCCGCTGTCATTTCTCCCGAGGTTTTGGGAGTTTTAGAACTGACACGTTTGGAGGGGCGACAATATGGAGTACCCCGTTTTTCACCCTTGCGACGCCCACACGGCTTCCCCGTGCGTACATCTTTCCATTCTTCTTTGAACCACCGCTTGAGTGACGCACCTTTTTTGGTCTTTCTTACTGCCATATTAATATCCTGCGGCCCACGCTACAGACACCATTAGAAACGCAAACAATGCTACAGCAACTAGAATAACACCCCCGATTATTAAAGTAGTCTTTATGGCTTCTTCTAGTTCTTGCTGCTTTAACCTTTGTTCTTTTCTAGCCTGCGCGGCCTGTTCCTTTGCTTCCTGTATCCGTCTGGCTCGTTCATCTACAATACTCTGCCAAGTCCCCGGTCCAAAGCGCATATCGACCAGTGTACGCATTTCGTTTATTTTTTCTTGCGCTAACCTAGCATCTATAACTTCTTGCGCGACCTTATTAATACCAAACTGATCGCCTATTCCTGAACCTGATTTCTTCGCACGTTGTTCTTGTACCTGCTTCTCGCCAGTTAGTAGACTGTCTATCTGACCAGCTATCTGGCCTATATCCTGCGCTGTGGATATGTTTTCTTTAATAAATTTGACAGACTGCTGTACTAGAGCAATTCCGGTCAGCACTTCTGCCACTACCATTTTTATCTCCCTATCGTGGCGTCAGTTTTATGTCGCCACTATCAATATATGTTGGTTGTGCGGTACTTGTATGTTCCACCTTTGGCTTTTTTAGTTTTGTTTCCCCAGTTTGCTGCGCCGACTTTACGACACTTGGCGATTGCCCCGCTTGC